ACCTTAATGAGTGGTAGTGCAACTGTTTACAAAGACAAAGTATTCTGCACAGATCAAACCATCAATCAAGCAAACAACAATCATTACGATATAAATAGTGGACAGTTTACATTTGATGAAACATCAGGATCACACGATAACGATTACATAATAGTATGAACGATTTAAGAGTTATAAATTTAAGTAGTTACACCACACCTAAAGTTGTTGAATACAAAAACAAAGAATGGATAGGGTACGGAGATGATAACAACTACTTTAAATATCTTATAGATAGATACAACGGAAGTCCAACAAACAATGCTATTGTAAATGCTATCTCTGCTATGATATTTGGAAAAGGTTTAGATGCTACAGATAGCAACAGAAAACCAGAAGAATATGCAAAGATGATTTCTTTGTTTAACAATGATTGTATAAGAAAACTTTGCTATGATCTAAAATTAATGGGACAATGTTCTATACAGATAATATACTCAAAAGATAGAAATACAATCGCACAAGTAGAACACTTCCCAGTAGAAACATTAAGAGCTGAAAAGTCAGGAGAGGATGGAGAGATAAATGCTTACTATTATTTTCACGATTGGTCAGAATACAAACCACAAAGCAAACTAAAAAGAATACCTGCGTTTGGTAAGAGTAATGAATCAATAGAAATATTGTATGTCAAACCTTATAGAGCAGGGTATCACTATTATAGTCCTGTAGATTATCAGGGTGGTTTGCAATATGCAGAGCTTGAAGAAGAAGTAGGTAATTTTCATTTGAACAATATTATGAATGGTATGTCTCCAAGTATGTTGATTAATTTTAACAATGGTGTACCAAACGAAGAAGAAAGAGAACTTATAGAACAAAGAATATCACAAAAATTTTCTGGAAGTAGTAATGCAGGTAAATTTATTCTTGCTTTCAATGACAATGCAGATACGGCAGCAAGTATTGATCCTGTTCAATTATCAGATGCTCACCAACAATATCAATTCTTGAGTGAAGAAAGCACAAGAAAAATTATGGTAGCACATCGTATTGTATCTCCTATGCTTATTGGTATCAAAGACCAGTCAGGACTAGGTAACAACGCAGATGAATTAAAGACTGCATCTATATTACTAGACAATACAGTCATTAGACCTTTTCAACATTTATTGATAGACTGTTTCGACAAAATATTAGCATATAACAAGATTTCACTTAATCTTTATTTTAAGACCTTACAACCACTTGAATTTACAGACTTGGAGAATGTAGAGGATGAAGAAACGAAAGAGGAAGAAACAGGTGTTAAATTAAGCGAGGAGAGGTGTTGTGTTAGTCTAGGAAGTGATTTAGACAAATACATAGACAATGATGTTGCAGATGCCCTGATAGATTTGGGAGAGGATGAGAATGAGTTGTTAGAAAAATATGATGTAATAGATGAGTTTGAAGTAGATTACGAAACAGAGAACGAACTAGACCAGAAGATTGCAGAGCTGAACGAAAAGACAGAACTTGCAAATACAGGAAGTGCAAAACCATACAGAGATAGTAAGCAAGATGGCAAGTCAAAAAAGAAAGGACAAGAAGATGTTATCTATTTAGTAAGATATATGTACACACCTTATAGTGCTGCATACAAAACACAAGCACCAAGATCAAGAGAATTTTGTATTAAGATGATGAACGCAAAGAAAGTGTATCGTAAAGAGG